GATGCGCGGGCGCACAGTCAAGATGATTGCCGACATAGAAGGCAAGCCTATTGAGCCTAACGAAGACCACAGGGCGCAGGCTTCTGCGTTAGCACAGCAAGTTATGTCTGACTCTTCAGTGCGATTGAATTTGAACGACTACCCCAACGAGACGATGGCGTATCTAGCGGGTATGGTGACCGCGTATCAGGCTGATTTAGTCAAGGAACTAGCGGATCTCAAGCGCTTCGTTATCAATAAGCTAGTGAAAGAGACAGACCATCCCGATGCAAAGATAAGGGTGGCTGCGCTTACAAAACTCGGCGAAGTTGACGGCGTAGATGCATTCAAGAAGCGCTCGGAAGTTACGGTTAAGCAGCAATCTATTGAAGAAGTAGAAAAAGAACTACTAGATACATTAGAGCGACTGCAAAAGCGCACCATAGACGTAGAAGTCGTAGAAGTGAAGAATGAGAATAACGCCTGACCAGATAAATACTCTGCGGGCCTTGCTTCCAACTATGGGAGAGGCAGAGAAAAGGCGTACGCTAGACCTGCTTAAGGAGTGGGATAGCCAGACAGTTCAGTTGGTTGGCAAAGATTCGCTGCTAGAGTTCGCCGATCACGTGTATCCGGGGTACAAAGTAGGGCCACACCACCGCAGATTGGCCAAAATCTTTGAAGAAATAGCCCTAGGCAGGAAAAAACGGGTCATTGTTAACATAGCGCCGCGCCATGGTAAGTCAGAGCTTATAAGTTATCTGGCTCCGGCGTGGTTTTTAGGCAAATTTCCACATAAAAAGATCATTATGGCGTCGCACACCGCTGATTTAGCGGTGAATTTTGGCCGTAGGGTGCGAAATTTGGTCAGTGCGGACGCTTACAAAGACATTTTTCCGCAGGTTGAGCTGCAATCGGACTCGAAATCGGCATCTAGGTGGGGTACAAACTTCCAAGGTGAGTACTTTGCCATCGGTGTTGGCGGTGCGCTGGCTGGACGCGGCGCAGATTTGTTCATTATTGACGACCCGCACTCCGAACAAGAGGCTAAAACCGGGCGTCCAGACGTATTTCTGCCCGCATGGGAATGGTTTCAGTCTGGGCCTATCCAGCGTTTGATGCCGGGCGGCGCGATTATTATTGTTATGACCCGCTGGTCTAAATTGGACTTGACTGGGCAGATTATCAGTCAGATGGGCCGCGAAGAAGGCGTAGATGAGTGGGAAGTTGTTGAATTTCCAGCGATTTTGAACGAAAAACCGCTATGGAGCGAGTTTTGGACACTAGAAGAGCTACTAGCTAAGAAGGCTGGTATGGATGTGCGGTACTGGGAGGCCCAGTATATGCAGAATCCGGTGTCTGAAGAAGGCGCCCTGATAAAAAGAGAGTGGTGGCAGACATGGGAGAATAGCGATCCACCGCCTTGTGAATTTATCATCATGAGTCTGGATGCGGCCCAAGAGGCAAACAACCGCGCTGACTACAACGCCCTGACTACGTGGGGCGTATTCATGAATGAAGAGACGGGGGCGTACAACATTATTCTTTTGAACGCCATAAAAGAACGTCTAGAGTTTCCGCAGCTAAAACAGATGGTGCTAGAGCAGTACGCTCAGTGGGAGCCAGATGCGTTCGTGGTGGAGAAGAAATCCAACGGCGCGGCGCTGTACCAAGAGCTAAGGCGGATGGGCATACCCGTTGGGGAGTTTACTCCTACCAAAGGACAAGATAAGATTAGCAGGGTAAATGCGGTTTCCGATATGTTTTCGTCGGGCATAGTCTGGGCGCCGAACCGTAGGTGGGCGAGGGAAGTGGTTGAAGAGTGCAATGACTTTCCGAGCGGGGCTAACGACGACTTAGTTGACAGCACAACACAAGCGCTGCTGCGCTTCAGACAGGGCGGCTTTATCCGTCTGCCGACGGATGAGCCAGAAGATATTCGGTATTTCAGAAGCTCTAGCAGAGAGCGCTACTACACAGTGTAAGGACAGAACATGGCCACAAGTGGAATTGATAAAGGTTTGTATGCGGCTCCCGTCGGGCTTGAAGAGGCCATGATGGATGAACCCGAGGTCGAGATCGAGATCGAAGACCCGGAGAAAGTCTCTATTGAGATGGGTGGTATAGAGATTGAGCTAGAGAAAGCCGAGCCGACCGCAGAAGACTTCGATGCCAACCTCGCCGACTTCATGGGCGATCAAGAGCTAGAAGAATTGAGCAGTGATTTGCTAGCTGATTTCGATAAGGACGTAGGCGACCGCAAGGAATGGATGGAGACATACGTCGAGGGCATGAAGCTCTTGGGCCTTAAGTATGAGGAACGTACGGAGCCTTGGGAAGGTGCCTGTGGTGTATTCCATCCGATGCTCACTGAGTCCGTGGTGCGCTTTCAAAGCGAGGCGATCATGGAGACGTTTCCTGCCTCCGGCCCGGTTAAGACCCAAATTTTGGGCGCAATAACCCCTGAAAAAGAAGACGCCGCAGAACGTGTACGTGACGATATGAACTACGAGCTGACCGAGGGGATGCCCGAGTATCGGCCCGAACACGAACGCATGCTGTGGAGTCTACCAATTTCTGGTTCGGCGTTCAAGAAGGTTTATTACGATCCGGGCAAAGGTCGTCAAGTTGCCATGTTTGTTCCCGCCGAGGACATCGTAGCACCCTATGGCGCGTCTAGCCTAGAGAATGCCGAGCGTGTCACGCACGTGATGCGTAAGACTAAGAACGAGGTTCTTAAGCTGCAGGCCGCTGGGTTCTATAGCGATGTTGACTTAGGCGAGCCGAGCAGCGAGCTAGACGATGTAGAGAAACAGAAAGCCAAAGAGCAAGGGTTCTCTGCTTCACAGGACAATCGCTTCCGTATCCTTGAGATGCACGTCGAGCTAGACCTGCCGGGGTACGAGGATAAAGATAAGAAGGGTAAGCCTACTGGCATTGCGCTGCCATACGTGGTGACCCTTGAGAAAGGCACTGGGGCTATCTTGTCTATCCGTCGCAATTGGCGTGAAGACGATGAGTTAATGACCAAGCGTATGCACTTCGTGCATTATCAATACATCCCGGGCTTTGGGTTCTATGGGTTTGGTCTGATTCACTTGATCGGTGGCTATGCTAAGTCAGCCACGATGTTGATTCGGCAGTTAGTAGATGCCGGTACGCTCTCTAACTTGCCCGGCGGCTTGAAATCACGCGGGCTGCGGATTAAAGGCGACGATACCCCCATTGCTCCCGGTGAATTCCGTGACGTGGACGTCCCGAGTGGCAGCATCCGTGACAACATCCTCCCCCTGCCGTACAAAGAGCCGAGCCAAGTGCTCTATGCACTCTTCCAAAACATCGTCCAAGAAGGCCGTGCGTTTGCCTCTGCCGGGGACTTAAACGTAAGCGATATGAGCGCCAATGCCCCCGTGGGTACGACGCTTGCGATTCTTGAGCGTATGTTGAAGGTGATGGGCGCTGTGCAGGCCCGCTTGCACTACTCTATGCGTCAAGAGTTTAAGTTGTTGAAGGGTGTCATCCGTGACTACACCGACGATGACTATGACTACAAGCCCGAGACCGGCGGTCGTAAAGCCAAGGGTGTTGACTACGACGTGACCGACGTCATTCCGGTAAGCGACCCCAATGCGTCAACGATGGCGCAGAAAGTTGTCCAGTATCAAGCCGTGATGCAGTTGGCTCAAGGCGCCCCACAGTTGTACAACTTACCGCTGTTGCACCGCCAGATGATTGAGGTGTTAGGCGTTAAGAACGCCGACAAGCTGGTGCCGATTGAGGATGACCAGACCCCGACCGACCCGGTGCAGGAGAACCAGAACATTCTGACTGGCAAACCTGTCAAGGCGTTTATAGAGCAGGATCATAAGGCCCACATTGCTGTACACCAAGCAGCCATGCAGGATCCGAAGATTATGCAGATCGTGGGGCAGAACCCGATGGCTCAGCAGATGCAAGCGACGATGTTGGCGCACATCAACGAGCACGTGGCGTTCGAGTATCGCAAACAGATCGAAGAGCAGCTTGGCCTGCCGATGCCGTCCGAAGAGCAGAACAAAACGATGCAGCCCGAGGTGGCGGCAGAAGTCGCTCAACTTGCAGCCAAAGCATCCGCCAGACTTCTCCAGCGTGACCAAGCAGAAGCTCAACAGGCTCAGGCTCAACAGCAGGCGCAAGACCCAGTGCTGCAGATGCAGATGCAAGAACTCCAGATCAAGATGAAGAAGATGGAGCTCGAAGAGAAGAAACTCGCGGCTGATACCGCTGCCAAAGCAGACCAGCTTCTCATCGAGAAAGAGCGTATCGCGGTACAAGAACGTATCGCCGCAATGCAGGTTGGCGCTAAAACAGCGGTTGATAGGGCTAATTTGAAGTCGAAAGACCAACTTGAGGGGGCCAAACTAGGAGTACAGATCGCTAAAGAGCGTGCCCAGATGGCCCAGTCCCGTCAACAAACCAAGAAATAAATGGACGATAAAGTAATCCAATACCTGCTCGTTGAGTTCGACAAGCTCCGGGCAGAGCAATCTGTGTTTCTCAACTCCGGTAGAGCGGCGGACTTCGCCGAGTACCGGCATCTCTGTGGCGTAATCCGGGGTCTTACGCATGCAGAGTCTATTGTCAAAGACCTTGTGCAAAGAATGGAGCGTTCTGATGACGACGACTGAGTTCGACACTGCGGCTGTGGATTTATCCAGTGTTTTGGGGGCGACCCCGGAGCAAAAGGCCAAGCAGTTGCCTGACCCTAAAACCTACCATCTTCTGTGCGTAGTTCCAGAAGCAATGGAGGAATTCTCTGAAAGCGAAAGCGGCATTATTAAAGCTGGCTCTACGATCCACTACGAAGAGGTATTGACCCCCGTTCTGTTCGTCGTCAAGGTTGGCCCAGATGCTTACAAAGATACGACTCGGTTCCCCAGTGGGCCGTCGTGTAAGCAAGGCGATTTCATCGTCGTGCGACCGAATTCAGGCACCCGTCTGAAGATTCATGGCCGTGAGTTCCGCATCATCAACGATGATTCGGTCGAGGCGGTTGTGGAAGATCCCCGTGGCATCTCACGTGCGTAAGGAGTAATTTATGGCACAGAAAGAGTTTGAAGGTGAAGAATACAAATTCCCTGACGAAGCAGATGAAACTGTCTCCGAAGAACAAAATGCGGAAGAGAAAGAATTCTCTTTCGAGGTTGAGGATGACACCCCTGAAGAAGACCGAGGCCGCAAAGCTGGCGACCCCCCAGAAGAAGTAACTGAAGAAGAGTTAGCTTCTTACGACGAAAAGGTACAAAAACGAATAAAAAAGTTTACACGTGGGTACCATGATGAACGACGGGCTAAAGAAGCAGCCATGCGTGAGCGTCAAGCTGCAGAGGAATATGCCAGACAGCTATTTGAGCAAAACAAAAAGCTCCAAGAGAAGCTTGCCTCAGGTAGTCAGGAGTACATAGACCAAGCCAAGCAGGTTGCTGAGAACGAGTTAGAGGCGGCAAAAAGGGCTTATAAAGACGCCTATCAGGACGCCGATACCGACGCAATTGTTGCGGCTCAGGAACAAATTGCTAAGGCAACTCTTAAACTTGACAAAGCAACTCAACTAAAACCTTTACAAGTTGAGGAAAAAGAGGTACAAACGCAACAACAGCCGCAAACTGTTGACCGACGTGCTGAGAAATGGCGTAGTCAAAATGATTGGTTTGGACAAAATCGACGTATGACTGCGTTCGCCCTAGGGCTGCATTCAGAGTTGGTCGAAGATCGCGGACTAGATCCATCTTCGGATCGGTACTATCAAGAAATTGATAAGACGATGCGTAAGACTTTCCCCGATTATTTCGGGAGCGATGAGGCTAGTGATGCTCCTCAAAATCAAGCATCCGAACCGGCTCAAGAGGATGAACCTCCGCGCCGTGCATCAAAACCCGCTCCGGTAGTAGCCCCGGCTACCCGAAGCACCTCGCCTAAACAGGTAAGGTTAACGGCGTCTCAGGTCGCGATAGCCAAGCGAATTGGGGTTCCGCTAGAACTTTACGCTAAACAGGTTGCTAACTTAAGGAATGGAGCTTAAAAATGGCTGAGCAAAATCGAATCGTTCGCGAACGTGAAAATCGCACGGCTAGCGTCCGCCCTGAGGCGTGGCGTCCCCCGGAGACTTTGCCCACGCCAGACGAAAGACCCGGCTGGAAGCACCGTTGGGTGCGTGTCAGCATGATGGGGCAACCCGATGGTCAAAACGTCTCTGCCAAGTTCCGTGAAGGGTATGAAGCGTGCAAGATCGACGAATACCCGGAAATGATGCACCTCGCTTCTCAAGATTCCCGCTTTAAAGGGAACATTGAGATCGGTGGTCTGTTGTTGTGCCGCATCCCAGAGGAATTCCTCAAGCAACGTGCTGCGTATTATGAGGCGCAGAACAGAGCTCAAGTGGATTCGGTCGATAACAATTTTCTTCGTGAGAATGACCCTCGCATGCCTTTGTTTGCGGACAAAAAATCGAAGGTCACTTTTGGTTCTGGTTCTTAATTTTTAGGAGAGTCTAAATGGCTGCTACCGAGACACCCTACGGGCTGCGTCCCGTAAAGCGTGCTGATGGTATGCCCTATGCGGGCGCTGTCAGTGAATATCTAATTGACCCGGCTGGTGTTGCCAACAACATCTTCCACGGCTCGATTGTGCAATTGACTACTGCTGGCTACGTTGAACTAGCTGACGGTACCGGTGCTGATATTACTACCAATAACTTTGGTGGCGATACCATCGGTGCTCTTGGTGTGTTCATGGGCTGTGAGTATGTGAACGCACAGGGGCAGGTCATCCATTCTCAATACTATCCTTCTGGCACCACCGGTGTCGTTAAGGCGTATGTTGTGGATGATCCGATGGTGATGTTCCAAGCCCAGCTTGATGGCTCTGGTTCGCAGGCCGTTCTTGGTGCTATTACCAAGCTGCCCGCTGCCCAGAATGCCCTGACTTCCGGTAGCACTGCTACTGGCAACTCTAATGTGGCGCTTGACGCGAGCGTGCAAACTACCGTCGGCGGATTGCTGATTGTTGGTTTTGCCTCTCCCGTTGGTGACGCTTACCCAGACGTATACGTTAAGTTTACGATTGGTGGGCACCACATGACTAACAACGCTGGCGTCTAAGGAGTAAACTAAAATGGCTATTTCACGCAGTCAATTACTGAAAGAGCTGCTCCCGGGCCTGAACGCATTGTTTGGTCTGGAGTATCAAAAGTACGGCGAAGAGCACAAAGAGATCTACGAAAGTGAGACCTCGGAGCGCTCGTTTGAAGAGGAAACCAAGCTGTCTGGCTTTGGTGCCGCCCCGGTGAAAGCCGAAGGCGCTGCTATGGTCTATGACAATGCTCAAGAGGCTTGGACGACTCGTTACAACCACGAAACCATTGCTATGGGCTTCTCGATCACCGAAGAGGCGGTTGAGGACAACCTGTACGACAGCTTGTCTGCTCGTTACACCAAGGCTCTGGCTCGTGCTATGGCTTACACCAAGCAGGTTAAGGCTGCTGCTGTGTTGAACAACGGCTTCAGCGCCTCCTACAAAGGCGGCGACAATGTGGCTCTGTTCTCTACGGCTCACCCCTTGGTTGGTGGCGGCACCAACAGCAACACCCCGGCTGCTCAAGTCGATTTGAACGAAACCTCGCTAGAGGCTGCAATCATTCAGATCGCTGCTTGGACGGACGAGCGTGGCCTGCTGATTGCTGCTAAGCCTCGTAAGTTGATTGTGCCCCCGGCGCTGATGTTCGTTGCCAAGCGTATTCTTGACACCGACCTCCGCGTGGCTACGGCTGACAACGACCTGAACGCCATTAAGGCGATGGGCTCGATCCCCGAGGGCTACACCGTCAACCACTTCTTGACCGATACCAATGCTTGGTTCATCAAGACCGATGTGCCCAACGGCATGAAGCACTTCACCCGTGCTGCCATGACCACCGGCATGGACGGTGACTTTGATACCGGCAACGTGCGGTACAAGGCCCGTGAGCGTTACAGCTTCGGCTGGAGCGACCCGCTGGGTATGTGGGGCACTTCAGGCTCGACCTGATCGTAGGGCTTCGGCCTTACACCCTAAGGGGAGCTTCGGCTCCCCTTTTTATTTATCTTCTTTTTACGTTTGCGCTCTTCACGCAAGTTATGGTGGTGGATACGGTGGCAGTTAGCGCACAGTGGCACGCACTTGGCTATTTCGGCAAACAATAATTCTTCAGCCCGACGCCGTACCAGCGTGTGGATATGGTGCTCTTTAGTGCCCGGTGGGTGATGGAAATCTATGGCTGCTGGGTGTGAGAACCCGCAACTAGCGCATTTGATGCTGGCTTTGTATTCTGCCCAGCGCTTACTAAACGTACGTCTTTGCTGCCGCTGCTTAGCGGCTAGTTCTTTTTTGTTATTTTGGTAGTGTTTAGCTGAGGCTTGTTTTGAAACTTCTTTTCGCTTCTTCGGATCTTTATAAGGCATTATTCACTTTACACCTCCAGTAAAGGCAGGTATCACCAGCCCAAGGTACTGTAGGTTCGTATAATTTAAAACCACAACTTATAAGACTGTTAGAACTCGCTGGGTTACTAAAAGTTTCAGTCACAGCCCAGTTCATACCCATCATTCGTGCTCGCTTGAGACGGGCGTATATTAACTTCTTTTGCAGTCCGTTGCCTCGATGCTCTTCTTTAACCCCAGAGCGGCAGAAGTACACGCAATCTGTCCAACGGGACGACATAACCATCCCGGCAAATCCGACCGGCCCAGCCCTGCGCTCAAACGCAACAAACCACCAACCCTCGTGCGGAGGGAAGATTTCATCGTACGGGAGGCACTGTAGCTGTAGCCCGCAAATAATGTTCCGCCAGTGGATATTTGATGTATCCACGCAACGGACTTTGTAGTCCACTTTTTTCTCCCTATTAACCTATTGACACGTAGTTTAAATCGTGTATATTACGTAGGCAAGTCCGGGGTCACCCGGTATTACTGACAGTCCCGGCTGACGACATGCAGACAGTAATACCTACGTTTTAACTCGCATGTGAGGATTGAAAATGGCTAATACCACTTTTTCTGGCCCGGTTATTTCGACCAACGGCTTCGTACCCCCTGTCACTGTTACGGCCTCGTTGCCCGCAGCCTCTTCGGTTGCCGCTGGCACCATGTATATCATCACCGATAACGGCGCTGGCAATGACGAAATTTGCATTGTGATCAGCGACGGCTCGGCTTGGAAGACTGCTGTAGGCGCTGCATTGTCGTAATTTGTCTCCCGCGAGGGTTTTTAACTCAAGGAGCAAATTATGAGTTTTGCAAGTGACATTCAGGCTAAGACCCTGACTGCTGCTGGAACAGCGGTAAACGGACGCTCGCGTATTGCGGGCATCTACTACATCTCGACCAGTACGGCAGACACGATTGTGTTCAAAGACGGCGGTTCAGGCGGCACCACGGTGCTATCTGTGCCTAGCCCTCCGGCTGCTGGCGCGCATGACCTTTTGATACCCGACAACGGTATCTTGTGTTCGACCGACATTTATGTGTCGTTTGACCCGGCTAAGGTTACTAGCGTGGTGGTGTTGTTTGTTGGCGGCAAGGCTGCTTAATCATGGCGAGCGCAGCATGGACGCGCAAAGAAGGCAAGAACCCCAAAGGCGGACTGAACGCCAAAGGGCGCGCCTCTTACAACCGAGCCAACCCCGGGAAACCGGGGCTCAAGCCGCCCGCACCCAAGCCAAAGACAAAGAAGGACGCCGCGAGGCGAAAGTCTTTCTGCTCTCGAATGGAAGGCATGAAGAAGAAGCTGACGTCTTCCAAGACAGCGAAAGACCCGAACAGTCGTATAAACAAGAGCCTTAGAGCATGGAACTGCTGATATGAGTGGCGATGTAAAAGCTGTAGCAGACGCAGTAGCTGTGGCTACCACTGTTGGAACCGTAATGGATATTTTGCCTGCGGTGGGTTCCGTTTTCACCATCATCTGGCTGGGTATCCGCATCTGGGAAAGTGATACGGTGCAGGGCTTGGTCGATAAAGTAAGGAAAAAAGATGCCAGCGAAGAGTAAGAAACAAGAAAAGTTCATGCAGGCCGTGGCTAATAACCCAAAGTTTGCAAAGAAGGTCGGTGTTTCTAAGGGCGTGGCAGACAAGTTCGTGGGTAAACGTGCCCACAAAACGGCTAAAAAGATAGCCAAAAAGAATGTGAAAGGTTAATCATGGCAGAAATGACCGCCGCAGACTTTAGAAAACTCGCAGACGAGCGAGAAGCCGCTGGTGATACTGAAGGCGCTAATCGCGCCCGAGATCGCGCCAATGCCATTGATCAGAAAAACGTTGACGAAGACCGTGCAGCCGGAAAAATGATGAAATCCGGTGGTATGGCTAAGTACAAGAAAGGCGGCAAAGTTCGTGGCGATGGTATTGCCCAGCGTGGCAAAACCAAAGGTAGGATGTGCTGACATGATGAACTGCCGTGGTATGGGGCGGGCTATGAAACCCGTCGCTATGAAAAAAGGTGGCGCTACCAAGTCTAAAGTAAATCAGGCTGGTAACTACACCAAACCCGGTATGCGTAAGAGTTTGTTTGAGTCGATCAAGGCATCTGCTACTCAGGGTACAAAGGCTGGCCAGTGGTCAGCTCGTAAGGCACAGTTGCTTGCCAAGAAGTACAAAGAGAAAGGCGGTGGGTATCGTGATTAAGGTTGAGAAAGGTATTGCTAAGGGTAGTGTTATACCGGAGCGTAAGTCTAGTAGGAACCCTATAAATCCGGGCGGTACTAAAAAGACTTCGACTAAGCCAAAAACTAACTCGATGGCAACTATGCTTAAAAAGCTAAGAGCGAAGAAGAAGTAATGAATGACTTCATGAAAACCCAAATAGACGTTGCCGAGCGCATGTTCAAGATGATGGCTGAAGACCATAAAGAACGTGTGGAAGCAATCTCTACTTGGGCGGAAATGAATATCGGGCTGATGCGTAAGCTGGATGAAAGAGATAAACGGATTAGAGAGCTTGAAACGGAGCTAAAGGCATATAAAACCGCAGAAAAGCTATGAAAAGCTTTGAAATCGAGATCCACCCAATATTTGGCGTCAGCCTAGGTATTGAGTATGTACCACAGGCGGACGAAGATAGCGAAGAAAGTGCCCTAGCTATTGATTTGTTGGTTCTACGTGTGTTGTTTTTCTGGGGCGGCGAAGAATGAAGAAGCCCCAACAATCGTTAAAGGCTTGGACGAAGCAGAAATGGAGAACCAAGAGTGGTAAAAAATCTTCTGAAACGGGCGAAAGATACTTGCCTGAATCTGCTATTAGGTCTCTTACCCCTGCTGAATACGCTAGCACTAGCAGAGCGAAGCGTAAAGGAATGGCTAAAGGGCAACAATTCGTCAAACAACCAACAAAAATAGCAAAGAAAGTGGCTCCGCATAGGAACAGAGGTAAATAATGGCTACATCAGGTACCGCAACATTCAACATGGACTTGACCGAGTTGGTCGAGGAGGCGTTCGAGCGCGCGGGTAGCGAGATGCGTACTGGGTATGACCTGCGTACGGCCCGCCGTAGCCTGAATCTCATGTTTACCGACTGGGCTAACCGGGGTATCAACCTTTGGACGGTTGAACAAGGGTCTCAGGTACTTACTGCCGGAATCGGCACGTACACTCTACCGGCTGACACGGTTGACCTTTTGGAGCACGTAATCCGCACAGATTCGGGGTCTGCGGCTAATCAAGCTGACTTGGCGCTTTCTCGTATTAGTGTATCTACGTATTCCAGCATCCCCAACAAATTGACCACGGGCAGACCTGTACAAGTCTATATTGACCGCCAGACGAGTGCCCCATCAATTAACCTCTGGCCTGTGCCCGATACTGCCGAGACCTACACGCTGGTCTACTGGCGCCTACGTCGTATTCAAGATGCTGGCAATGGCGTAAACACGATGGATGTGCCTTTTAGGTTTTTGAACTGTCTGACGGCTGGCTTGGCGTATTACTTGGCGCTGAAGCTTCCGAACGGGCTTGAGCGTATTGGCTTACTCAAACAGCAGTATGACGAAGCATGGGAGCTTGCTGCTACTGAAGATAGAGAAAAAGCCACGTTCCAGCTTGTACCACGATATATGACTATAGGGTAAACCCTAATGTCAGCAACCAAATACGCTCAGGGTAAATACACCATCGCCGAGTGCGATAGGTGTGGGTTCCAGTATAAGCGTAGGGTGCTCAAAGAGTTGGTGGTCAACGAGGCTCCGACCAATCTTCAGGTGTGTCCGCAGTGCTGGGAGCCAGACCATCCTCAGTACAAAGTTGGCAAGTATCCGGTGGTCGATCCGCAGGCAATTATGAACCCGCGCCCAGACCGCTCGCTTAGCGATGTCAACATCCCAACCTCATCCCGGTACATCCCGGGCACGTTCAATCCCTTGTCTGGAGTGCAATCTTCGGGTACAGTTGGCACTGTTACGGTGTCTATATCGTAAGGAGTTAGTATGAATAAAACCGCTTGTTTGAACAAATACACGCAACCAAAACCTGTACCCGTGCCAAAAACGGCTGGGTATCCTGAGACCGGGGCTAAAACCTCTGGTGTCAAGATTCGCGGTACCGGTGCAGCGACCAAGGGCACGATGGCCCGGGGGCCAATGGCGTGAAGACGCGTGTAGAGTCTAGGCAGCTTGAGAATGGGGTGGTCGAACCTACCCATGAGATTGAGGTCGTTTGTGCTCATTGCAACGACCCGGTTAGCGCTGCTGAAGAATCCACGGGTGTTTGCACTAACTGCGGTCAGCCTTGGGAGCCGAAACAAAGCGTAAAGATTTGGGCTACTTCCGTGCCGTGGGCTAGCGGCGGGGTGATGTAATGAACTATTCTGAGTTGACGACTGCGATACAGGACTACACGGAAAACACGTTTACGTCCACGGATCTTGCTACGTTTGTTGAGCAGGCTGAGCAACGCATTTACAACTCGATTCAGTTCCCGTCGCTACGTAAAAATGTAACCGGCACCGCTACGCTAAACAACAAATATCTATCTTGCCCTAACGATTTTCTGTCACCTTATTCTCTAGCTATTGTTGATGGTGATGGTGCTTACGAGTATCTGCTAAATAAAGACGTTAATTTTATCCGGCAGGCTTACCCAACCCCCACAGCTACTGGCACCCCCAAATACTATGCTATTTTTGGCCCGCAGTCTGGGGATGTGAACGAGTTGTCTTTTATTCTTGGCCCTACGCCAGATGCCAATTACACGGCGGAGCTTCACTATTACTATTACCCACCGTCAATCACGACCGCTGCTTCCGGCACTTCTTGGTTGGGCGATAACTTTGATTCTGTACTGTTGTACGGCTCTTTGGTCGAGGCTTATACGTTCATGAAGGGCGAGCCTGATTTATTGCAGCTATACAACGCAAAGTACAACGAGGCACTTCAACTAGCTAAACGGCTTGGTGATGGGCTTGAACGGCAAGATTCGTACCGAGCTGGTCAGGTGCGAGTCCCAGTAACTTGATTTGACAGGAGCTTAATATGGCTATTACTCAAGCAATGTGCACCACCTTCAAAGTAAATCTTATGAAGGCTGATGAAGATTTTGACACTGATACATACTATATTGCTTTGTATACTTCTTCGGCTACGTTAGATGCCTCTACTTCGGCGTATACGGCTAGTAACGAAGTTAGTGGTACGGGCTACACGGCGGGCGGCAAACCATTGACAGTTAGCACTGCGCCTACGTCTAGCGGTACTACGGCGTATATAGACTTTAGTGATGTTACGTGGTCTACTGCGACTATTACGGCTAGAGGCGCTCTGATTTATAACTCAAGCAATTCTAACGCGGCTGTTGCGGTGCTGGATTTTGGTGGGGATAAAACATCTACAGCAGGTGATTTCACTATTCAGTTCCCGGCAGCGGGCGCAACCACTGCTATCATCCGTATAGCTTAATAGGAGGGGCAAATGGCCCTGTCGCTCAAAGACCGCGTTCGTGAGTCCTCGTCCACGACGGGGACGGGCACTATTACGCTTTCCGGAGCCTATCCGGGGTACCAAAGTTTCACGTCGGCTGTGTCCGACGGGGATACGGTTTACTACACCATACACAATACCGCCAGTGCGTCTATTGGTGAGTGGGAAGTAGGTATTGGCACGTTTACGGCCAGTGGTACGACGCTTAGCCGGGACACTATCCTGTCCTCTAGTAATTCCGGTTCGGCAGTCAACTTTAGCGCTGGCACAAAAGAGGTATTTATCACTCAGCCGTCTGATAAGGCGGTCTTTGAAGATGCTTCCAACAACGTAACGGTTGGCGGCAAGATTACGGTTGGCGCTGCCCCAACTAATAATTTAGATGTTGCGACCAAAGAATACGTAGATAACGCCACGGCTGCTGCCCTGCACTACCATGACCCGGTGCGGGTTGAATCGCCTACGGCTTTGACGGCCACTTATAACAACGGCTCGTCCGGTGTTGGCGCTACCCTGACCAACTCGGGGACTCAGGCTGCGCTAGTAATCGACGGTATTACGATGGCTACCAGCGACAGGGTGCTAATTTACACCCAAGTCGATCAAACTCAGAACGGCGTTTACACGGTTACGGATATTGGCTCTGACTCGACAAACTGGGTGCTGACCCGAGCAACCGATGCCGACACCTACAACCCAAGCGACCCGGATGCTATGGGTCAGGGCGATGCGTTCTTTGTGCTTGAGGGTGATACCGGAGCCGGTGAGTCGTACGTACTGACCACGCAAGGCACCATTACGTTTGGTACCACGGACATAACGTATTCGCAGTTTGCTGCATCTCCACAACCCGGGGACGGTACGCTGACGATGAGTGTGTCTGGCACGGGCTTGTCAGGCTCCCAGACGTTTACTGCCAACCAGACCGGCAACGCGACTTTCACGGTTACGTCTAACGCAACCAATGCAGACACTGCTTCTACTATTGTTGCTCGTGATGCTTCTGGCAACTTCAGCGCTGGCACTATTACCGCTGATTTGAGTGGTACGGCCACAAACGCAACAAATGTTGCCTTAACAAACACATCCACATCATCTACCTTTTACATTCCATTTGCTAGTGGAAATACCACAGGGAATTATGCGTTAGGTGTTGATAGTGGTCTTTATTACAACCCCAGCCTTAACCAATTATTCACAAGTTATTTAACTGTTTCTGGTGTTGGTTATTTTACTACCGGCGTTAGATTATTTGGAGACGATGATTATGTAGTTTGGGGGGCTAGTGAAGACGCCAAGATGTTCTACGATGGTGTTAACAACACTATGGAGATGGAACTTGAGTCTGCTGCTAATAGTTTCATCATCACCGACAACGGCACAACAAGATTCACGTTTACCAAAGCTACAGGCGATTTAGCTGCCACCAGCTTTACGGGCGACCTAACGGGAAACGCCGACACGGCCACATCGCTTGAGACAGCCAGAACAATTGGTGGCGTTAGCTTCGATGGCACCGCAAATATAAACTTGTCCGGGGTCAATACTGCTGGTAACCAAGATACATCAGGTAATGCGGCAACGGCCACGGCACTTCAGACCGCTCGTAATATAGGTGGTGTATCGTTTGATGGTACCGCCGACATAAATTTGCCCGGGGTCAACGCGGCGGGCAATCAGGACACTACTGGTAACGCTGCCACAGCGACTTCGGCTACCTCAGCTGGCACAGCCACAAATGCCATAAATGTAAACGTAGCAACGTCTACAACCGCTAGTGCATTTAAAGTACCGTTTGCTAATACGACGGCTTCTACCACTGGCAATTACGCGCTTTTACAAGACAGCACCGCTACATTTACTTATAACCCCAACACCAATGTTTTAACTGTTGGCTCGGTAACGGGGGATTTAACCGGTAACGCAGACACTGCTACTACTGCTACTACTGCTACTACAGCAAACCAAGTATCTAATTCTGTTAGTTTTGGTACTGGCGGCGGCGATACAGCGCCTATATCGTTTGACGGTAGCGTTGCACGTTCTGTTAGCTACAACACTGTGGGCGCACCTAGCACCAGCGGAACCAACGCTACCGGCACGTGGGGCATCAGCATTACTGGCAACGCAGGCACCGCGACATCTGCCACCTCAGCAACAAACGCAACTAATGCAACCAATGCCGATAACGTTGCCCTTACAGCTACTGGGACATCAGCTAATTTTTATATTCCGTTTGCTAGTGGCAATACCACGGGAGATTATGCGTTAGGTATTGATTCAGGTCTTTATTACAACCCGAGTCTCAACAGTCTTACCACAAGTTATTACTATGGAAGTTATAGTTATATAAGTTATGTGTATCCTATTATTATTGACTTTGGTGATGGGACGAGTGGTACTGAGCATTTGCGTTTTGGCTCTTCAGATGATGCAAAGTTTTTCTACGATGGCACTGCCAACACGATGGAGATGGAGCTTGAGGCTTCGGCTGTAAGTTTCATCATCACCGACAACGGTACCACACGCTTTACCTTTGATAAGTCTAGTGGTGACTTCACTGCCACAGGCGACGTAAACGCAGATAACCTAGTAACTAGAACATCCTCTACTGGGTCGGCTGAACTGCCTAGCGGCACCACAGCGCAGCGCGATGGGTCACCGTCTGCTGGTTATATTCGGTTTAACTCGGACGATGGTAGTTTTGAGGGTTATGACGGCTCCGCTTGGGGTGCTATTGGTGGGGGTGGTGGAGCTACTGGCGGTGGTAGCGATGCAGTGTTCTATGAGAACGAACAAACTGTAACAACCAACTACACCATCAGCACCAACAAGAGTGCAATGTCAGCAGGGCCTATCACAATTAACAGTGGCATCACTGTAACGATTCCTACTGGTAGCCGTTGGGTAGTGGTTTAAGGGGAGAACATGGCAGTAACGATTGACGGAACAAACGGGGTAGGATTAGTCACAGCCGATGCCTTGCCTTTCTTGGCTGGTCAGGTGTGTTTCTTTGGTATGACCACAGCCCCTAATGGTTTCTTAAAGTGTAACGGTGCAGCGGTGTCGCGTACCACCTATGATGTTTTGTTTGCCGCTATCGGCACAACCTTTGGGTCAGGCGATGGGTCTACCACGTTTAACGTACCTGACCTACGTGGAGAGTTTCTACGTGCTTTGGATGATGGGGCTGGGGTTGATACTGGACGTAGTTTAGGAAGCACACAGAGTGCCGCAAACCAAGAGCACGGACACTACGTTGGCACTGGTTCGTTTACAAGCGGCGGTGGTGGCTATAGCGGTACAACGACAGCAGGTGACGCCTATCGTAAGATTAATGCTGAGGTTAGTTACTACCGATACGGCGGGGCAAACACCTATGTGTACCCAACTGACAGCGACGCATTTAAAGCACAAAACGAGGGCTCTGAAGCTCGTCCACGTAACGTAGCATTATTGGCTTGTATTAAGTATTGAGGTGAATGTGAAAACAGTAGTACAACTTGATTCTGATGGTTATTTTGTAGGAACGACCACGGCTGATGAATCTCCTAAAGAGCCGGGGGTTTACTTGATGCCAGCAGGTACTGTTGATACAGAAGCCCCTGCGGTTCCTGATGGTCAGAGGGCTAAGTGGGACAACGGGTGGGTGTTTGAAGACATTCCTGCTCCTGTTGTGGAAGAAGTAGAAGAGTGGGTTGACCCATTAGAGCCGTGGGAAAGAAACAGGGTTAACGAATATCCTCCACCTGATGATTACCTTGATGGTATTGTCAAAGGCGACCAAGCGCAGGTTGATAAATATATAGCTGATTGTTTGGCTGTTAAAGCAAAGTATCCAAAACCATGAGTAAGATTGCACTGTCCCCCAACGCAAGCGGTACGGCACTTTTTACGATTGCCTCGCCCGCCACGAACACCGACAGGACGCTGACGCTGCCTGATGAGGGCGGGACGCTGATGTCTACGGCGGCAAACATCAGTAGCAGTCAAATGCCTAACGGAACTATTTTGCAGGTGGTGCAGACAGTAAAGACCGACGTCTTTGCCACGCAGTCTCAAAGTTTTGTTGATGTGACTGGACTCAGTGTCACCATCACGCCGTCAACAAGCAGCAACAAGATTTTACTGACGCCTTACCTCACTATTGGTTATTCGGGGCACGTAGATATGCGCCTTGCGCGTTCTATCGGTGGAGGGGCTGACACGGTGCTTTTGATTGGCGACCAAGTAGGTAGCAACAGGACTCGGTCAACGTGGCACGGGTACGCGAGCACCTCGTTTAACACCACTTACGATATACAAGCGGTATCCCCGGTATATTTGGACTCACCGGCGACCACCAGTGCGGTGACTTATAAGATTCAGCTGGCGGTACCGTACTCGTCAGGCTATTGGGTTGGCGTCGGACGCCCATATTCAGAGACCGACCTTTCGTATTCAGGGTATACCGCGAATACGATTACCGCAATGGAGGTGGTGGCATGAATTTGAACGCCATTACCGCCCTGTACCCGAGCGTGGTCACCATCAACGGGTCAACTGCCTACGATGCCAACGGCGAGGTCGTTGACATGGATATGGCGGCGCTGCAATCGTGGGCTGATGCTGAAGCCTACAAAGAGCAACGCTCTCGCGCCTACCCGTCCATCCAAGACCAGCTAGACCAAATCTACCACGAGGGTATTGACGCTTGGAAGGCAACCATTGCTGCGGTTAAACAGGAGTACCCCAAGCCATGAGTACGTTAACAGCAAACGCGATTGAAACCAACAGTCTGCAAGCCGAGTCAGGCACTGGCGAGATTGCGTTACCCACGGGTCATAAGATAGTTGCCGCCGATGCTGGAGCGTTTGAGCAGCCGTACTCGCCGGGACAAATCATTGAGGTGTTGGCTGGTGTATGCGATGGGCGTAGTGTGACTGTGGGGTCAGGCACATACACGTTTCCAAACGTAACTGCCGTACTTCAACTGACCACAAGTTACCAAGATGTCACGGGCAGCGAAATGACATACACCCCGCCGAGTGGCACAACCACCGTGGTGTACAAATTCATTTGGCAGATTGACTGCACTGGTTATTCGGGTATCAGTCACTATCGTTTTTATATTGACACTGATGAAGTCATCCCTGCGTATCGGTCTATTGCTCCGGGCGAGTATGTATCCTCCGCCCAGCACAACGCACCAGAAGTGTTTGAGTGGATGATTCAGTGCAACGCCGCATCAAGCAGCCCGACTTACGGTAAGTTCACCTCTTGGACGTCGGCTAAAACTTTGAAGCTCCAAGCTCGTGAATATGACGGGTCTTCTTATCAACAAGCCTTGCACCAAAACGTGTGGAGAGACGGTGGAGGCGCTTCAGCACCTTACAACCTTGCGGTGCCTGTTTTAACAATTACGGCGATAGCGTAGATAGAACGTGTTCGGTACCTCACCCTTTGCTGTAGCCCCCTTCGCTGATGTAGGCGAAGAATCTGCTGCTGCTGTCGCAGTAGTAACGGGGGTTGCTGCTACGGGTGCTGTAGGCACCGTATCTATTACAACGGATCAAATACTGTCTGTCTCTGGGGTCTCGTCTACCGGGGGCGTAGGTACTGTTGTAGTAATAGCTGACGCAAATGTATCGCCCACTGGTGTAGCTGCTACCAGCGGGTTGGGTGTAGTTTCTGTAACAGGTACTGCCAATATATACCCGACTGGGGTGTCTGCTACTGGGGGTGTCGGGTCACCGGTTGTCAGTGGGGATGCCAACCTAACTGTAACTGGGGTAAGTGGCACAACCGCGCTAGGCTCTGTAACGGTTAAAGCTGATGCAAACGTATACCCATCTGGGCTGTCTGCTACCGGTGGCGTAGGCACGGTAATAGTAACTGGAACCGCTAACGTAGTATTGTCCGGGGCGCAGGCTACGGCAGAGTTAGGCACAGTAACCGCAAAAGGTGACGCAAATGTCTATCCGTCTGGGCTATCTGCTACTGGTAGCGTAGGCTCTGTAACGGTTAAAGCTGATGCAAACGTATACCCATCTGGGCTGGCCGCTACCGGTGGTGTAGGTACCGTAACAGTAACAGGTACTGCTAATGTAGTACCGTCTGGGGTAGAGGCTACGGCGGAGCTAGGGACGGTAGTTGCAAAAGGTGACGCAAATGTTTACCCGTCCGGGTTGTCTGCTACTGGTGTTCTAGCCAACGTAACCGTAACAGCGGATGCCAATGTACTTGTAACTGGGGTCGCTGGAACCGCAGAACTTGGTACAGCCACTGTCAAAATTGATATAACAGCGGTAGTTACTGGGCTTAAGGCTACCGGACGTACAGGCACTGTTGGGGTTACTGGCACGGCAAATGTGTTCCCGACAGGGGTGTACGGAATTGGTCTTACTAGCTACACTAACGTCTGGGGCATCATAGACACAGGTGCCGTTGGGGATTGGGCAAGTGTTAGTACGGGAGCCGCAGATGGTTGGACACCTGTAGTAACAGCAGAAACTACTGAATGGGAAGAAATTCCTACCTAAACGGGGTAAAAAATGGCATCAGATTATTCAACTAACCTCAAGATTGAGCTTATAGCCGATGGTGAACAAGCCGGTACTTGGGGCCAAACTACCAACACAAACCTTGGTACAGCGCTAGAAGAAGCGATTGTCGGATATGGCGCAGTGACGTTTCTTTCGGATGCCGATCTAACGCTTACGCTATCAAATTCAAACGCAACACAGGCAGCGCGTTGTTTAGTGCTTAATGTAACTTCTGTTGAGCTTAACGACACTCGTAACTTGGAGGTGCCGACCATTGAGAAGCCTTATGTGGTGCAGAACAACACTACGGGCGGTCAAAGCATTATTGTTAAGACGAGTGGTGGCTCTGGCGTCACAATTCCAAAT